CGTAAGGTTTCAGAACATATTGCAAGACATCGTACAGCAGACTTATGGAAAGAAATGCGTGGTAAACGTAGAGATCCATTAGGTCGTATCTATCGTGCAATCATTGAACCAATGTGCTATGTAGCAGGTAAGGTAGGTAAATAATATGGGACAACTATTAGTTCCTGCCATGATAGGTGCAGGTGTAGGTGCTGTAGGTGGTGCTGCAACAGGTAAAAACCCATTTAAAACTGCATTACTAGGTGCTGCTGTAGGTGCAGGTGGTGCTGGAGCTGGTCTATTTGGTGGTGCTGGAGCAGCAGGTGGTGCGGCAGGGACTGCTGGAACTGGTGCTGGTGCAGGTCTTATTGGCGGTGCAAATCTTTCTACTGCTGGCGGTCTTGGTTTAGGTACTAGTGCTGCTAGTACTACAGGTGGATTAGGTAGTATTTTTTCTGGGCTTCAAGGTGTTGAGACAGCTCCTGTTAGTTTAGGAACAGGTGGTTATGCTTCTGGCATTGGTGGTCAAGCCTTAAATGTTGCCCCTACTTTAGGTGCTGTAGGTAATGGTGAAATTGGTTCTTCTTTACTAACAAACAGCAAAGGAACTCCATTAAATATGATGGATAAAGTAGGTAATTATATATCTAATATTCCATCTAATACTATGGACTATGTAAAAAATAATCCTTTAACATCTGCAAAAACAGCTTTTGATATAGCAACCCCAACTCCAGAAGCTCCTATGCAAGACAGATCAACTCCTGTAAGACAAGGTAATGCAGGTCTTTTATATGCACCTAATTTTAATACAAACCCATCCTCAAATTTAGATACAGAATTACAAATAGGGCAAACAAAAGATAATGCAATGGGATTATTAAATGCTTTAAAAACAAGAATTCCTCTTACAGATGAAGAAAAAGCACAACTAGCTCGTCTAGGTCAACAATACTAAGGAAAAATTATGGCACTTTTTGACGATTTAACAAGTGGTGGACTTTCTGGTCTTTTAGGTACAGATGCTCCTAATTATTTAGACCAAATGTTTCCTACAGACGCTAATAAAATAAGAAACAAGGCTATTCAACAAGGTCTTATTGGTGGTGTTGGAGCATATTTAAGAGCACCTAAAAATCAAAATAGAGGATATGGAGCATTGATAGGCGATGTTCTTGGTGGCTATCAACAAGGCTCACAAGGTTCTTACAACAAACAAACTTCTGATTACATTACAGGTCAAAAACTTACTGAACTTCAATTGGACAAAACTAATAGAGCAAAACTAAAAGAAGCTATTGGACAATACAATGAAATGCCAATGACAATGAAGCCAGAAGAACGTGCTGCATTTTACACACAAAATGTTATTCCATACCTTCCTATGGATAAACAAGCTGAAGCATTGTTACCTAAAGTTACTCAAAAAGAAGTTGGCGATCAACTTATTTCTTATGACCAGTATGGTCGTGAAGTTGGTAGAGAAAAAGTTGGCATGACTGCTTATCAAAACCAAATATTAAAGCAAGGTAGAATACCTGTTGGATATGTTATGAAAGCTGATGGCACTTTAGAAGCTCTTGTTGGTGGTCCAGCAGATATTAAAAAACAAAAACAAATGAAAGGGGTTGAGTAATGACTAAAAAAACAAAAAAAGAAGATAGAGAATATAATAAACTATATAATAATGCTTGGAAAGACTTGGTAAGCTACAGAGATAAGTTTTTAAATCATAAATCGGATTTAAATCATGTTGCTTTTACTTTACAGTTAACAGATGCAATGCACAACATCCTAGAAATGGGATTTTGTGTTCATACTTTAAATGAAATGATTAAAGACTCTAAAGATCAAGCTGTATCATTTCACAAACAAAAATACGAAGAAAACAAGAAAGAGGTTGCATAGATGATAACTTACGGATTGATTATTGGTTTTAGTATGTTTGCATTTTTAGCAATTGGGATTGCGTTTTGTGTTGTGCAACTTTTAGTTGATAAGTTCTTTTAATTTTAACAACTTGTAACCTTGTAATTATACAGGGTTACAGGATCTTAAAATATAAGATCATACTATCATTGACACCAATTAGGTTAATGTATAGTTTAAAACAAATAACAACTGAAAGGGTTATACAATGAAACTACATCATACAAAGTACAAACAAAACTATAAAAACTATATTCTTAATTGCATAGAATTAGATTGTAATGAGAATTTATTAAAAACAGATGAAGATAAAATCAATTATATATTTGATCGTTTTTATTCTGAATATAAATGGAACATTGAGAGAATTGGTAAGTATAAATCAATGACTGAATGGTTATCTGGTTTAGCTTTGAATATTCCATTCTATTATGAAGATATAATTAAGCTAGCTATAGAAATGGGTTCTTTAGATGCTAACGCTAGCGTTAAGTTAAAAGAAAAAGTTCAAGAAAATTACTTTGCTTTTATGGCTAATGTAATTCTAGGCTTTGAACCAAAACAAAACAGAAAGGCTGCATAAATGATTAATAAAATAAACATGAATGAACATTACAAGGTTGATTTATATCTTAATTGTGGAATGAATAGTTTTGAACAGTTGGATAAATTAGATAAATCTTTTGTAGGTACTAACGACTATATGGGACTTGCTTATTTCTGGGATCATGAAATTAAATGGTGGCTTAGAGATGCAACAGCATATCAGCGTGTGAAGGTACATAAATTATTTATAAAAAATAATGTACCATTTAATAAAAAAGACAAAGGTTTCATAACAAATGAAGTTGCTTTAAAAATTTGTCATGATGTTTTTGAAAGTAATAAAAGGGAGGTTGCTTAATGTTTAATAGAGATGATTACAAAGCATTAATTGCAACTACTATCATAATAATACTAGGCTATGCATCAATTCATTTATTGGTGTTCCTAGATGATTATTTTAAAATAACAATATATTAACAACTGAAAGGTAAAACAATGAATAAACAATGGGTAGATATGTCAGACAATGAAAAAATTATTGATGATAAAATTGCATATTACTGTGAGATTATATTGGATGTAGGAAGGGAGCTTATGGATAACTCTAATTACGAGGATGAAATACAGCCTAAATTAGAAGAACTTAAAACTTTTATAGAGGGGAAAGAATGACATCAATACAACAGTTAAAAGAGCATATAACTAGGCTTAATGATGAAAAACTATTAAACCAATTTGATCTTTATTCTTCTTTTAATTTACAAGATACCAAAGAAGTAATTTATTATAAAATTATTGAATATGAATTACATAAAAGAAAATTGCTTGATCATAAAATAATGGAGGATAATTATGAGTATGAATATACACAGTAAAAAAAAGATCATATTAAATACTGATGACATTGTAGCTAATAGAAAAACTTTAAGCCTTAAACTAAACGTATGGAAGAAAGTTATTTCCTGTGCTGTACATGAAGAAATGACAATATCTAAGCTAATAAATAAGCTCATAGATAAGCACATTGAAGAAAACAATTACAACGTAGAGGATATGTTTAATAATAAATTGGAGGTGAAACAAATACTATACAGAGAGAACGAGGCGTTAGCCATTGACTATAAATTTGATAAGCAATTCTAATTATTTGGCTTGCTTTCTAATTCCTTTGTCTTAACTTCCTTTAGTTCTTCAGCTTCAAGATCTAAATATTGCTTCTGAAGTTCAGCACTATCAAGCCATGACACAGTAATACTTTGTTTAACATTGCTTTCCTGTGGTTTATTGTCTGAGTATAGATCTGTAATTTTAGTAGCCAAAAATTGTATGAACTTTGTCTTCTCCCTAGTCCATGCAATAACATTAGGATCTAGCTGCTTACCATTTATATCCTGCATGTAGATAGACAACAGATGATCAACTAAAGTCTGTACTCCTAATTTTTGAGCCTCTAATATTCTAATCTTTGCTTCCTTGTTTTCTGGCTTTCTTAACCAAAAGTGAAATTTGTATAAGCTGATCGGCAATACTTTTTGATCTGAAAAAATTTCTGTAAGTGTTTTGCCATTTACTAGCAGCTCTTCGACCATATTCAGAGCTGAATTGTTTATTGTCAATTCGTTCTTTGATGTTTCTTTCGTAGTAATCTCTGACATATTCTATCGGTTTATCTTTAAATTGTTTTAAAGTACATAGTTGTCTGAGCCTAGAGCTGTGTGAATAATTTTCTTTTTTAAATCCACCTTTTCCAGCTCTGTTTCTAAAACCAAAGTAATCAGAATTCTGACCACCATGAAAACGACATAGGTATTTCTGAACGCCTTCTTTGGTAAAGCTATTTGTAGGGTAGCCTTTACTCTGACAATACGTGCCTGATAACCTTGACATACCCATACAGAATATCTTCTTAGATTTAAATCCTGCCATAATGTACTATCATTTCTTTATTGGTTCACCTTTCCAATTCAATCCATTTCTTTTATTGAACTCAATCTTCTTACGATAATTAAAACTTCTGTTCTTTGCATTCTTTGATACCGCTGCTGTCATGGCTTGCTCTACAATATGCTTTGGCACAGCTCTTGCATCACGCAGCTCTTGCTCTTGGTACTCAATGGCTTGTTGTATGTAATAAGGATGTTTATTATAATAGCTTTGTAATTCTGCCAGAGGTACACTAGCTAGTTCTATTATCTTAGTCTGTTTATCTATATCTTTACTATTAACTATTCTATCTATCTTATTATCCAATTTATTATTTGCTTTGTTATTATATATGTTAATTAAAGATGTTTTATTAATATGTGCATTAGGTACACCACTGATGTGTACCATATTCCCCACCCCCTGTACTAGGTTCACTTCATTAACAAGTAGAATAGGGTTAATTGTGTATAGGTTAGTAGAAGATAGCCGCCTAATTTTAATCAGTCCAGCAGTGGAAAGCAAGTGCATGTAATTGGTTAGGGTTTTTTTACTGCATCCTAAATCCTTTCTGATCTTTGCGTATCTAGGAAAGCACTCGCCTTTCTTTTGATTTACATACTTTAAAAGCATTACAATGATCGCTAAAGCATAAGGCTTTCTGTTATCTGCCAAGCCTTTGTACCCAGCATAATCAAATAGAGCTGTTGGTACTCTAATATGTTGCTTATACTTAGCCATTATATTATGAGCATGTGTGTTGTTCTCTTAACCAATTCAAATAACCTATATATTCCTGCTCATTTAATTCAACCATAGACCCCTCAGATATAGGGTCTATTTCCTCCAAAACCCCATTAATTTTTGATACAATGAAGGTTGGGTTATCTACCCCCTCTATGTTATAATAAACTATATAAGCAGGGATGTTTAATTTAGTACCTACATCAGCAGTTATATAGGCAACTTTGTTATATTTGCCTACATCATAGGTTGATTCTATAATAGCAATACCATTTCTGCACTTTGAACAATATTCGTAAGAATCTAAATCAATCATCCTAAAACAACTGTCGTCTTGAATATGTCTATGCCATTCATTGTACCAATTAACTCTAGCTTGATTAAAATAAATATCTTTAGCCATTAATTTTTAATCTTATAATAAAAACTATCGTCATCACTTGTAGACCAACTATCTGTTTCAACGCTTGGATAATCCATATTAGTTTTATAATCTGGTATCTGATCTTTGACTGTAAAGTTTGGTAAGTTCCACAAGATCTTATTGTTAGGTAATAGCATGTAATTTCCGCACCATATGTCTTGTTTATTACATTCTAATACATGATGATGTTTATGTTCTGCACTTACTTCACTATAAGTTATGTTTAATAAGTTCATATCAGGTTGAGCATAATCAATACTAAATAGATAGTTAGCTCTATGTAATTTATTATTGCGATCAATAAACTTACACTGTGCTGTGGCTAGAGCATTGTACTCAATAACATTAGCATAATAAGATAAGCAATCCCAATACACAGTTTGTTTTAATTCTAAATCAACTACATCTTTTCTATTATATTGATCAGAAAAAAAAGCTGTGATTGGTAGCCTTGCATAGTTAGCACCATTTGGCAGCATGATATTAAACAATGGTGTTCTACCTTCTAAGGTAGTTATACTATGGATAAATACCTCTTCCGATTCTCCAATATGTTTTTCTTTATTGTATAAATATTCTAGTCTAACTTTGGCTTTCCATACTGGTATGTTGTGATTAAGAAATGACATTGGCTCTCAGTTTCATTAGTTCCATATTCAGAACCTGTACTTCTTCATTAAGCCTATCTATTTCTTTTTTAAGTAAGACAATCTTATCCTCATACATCTCAACGACTATCTCCACTGTAAGTTCTTGATCAATCATTTAGTTCTCCAATTTTTTAATAGATAAAATTACTCCACGAGGAATTACAACGCAATCTCCTACGTCTAGACTGTCTTTATTAAAACTATATGTTGCAAAAGTTTTTACCCAATCTTTATTCTCTTCATAAAGATAACCTATTGTAGTACACATAGCAGGAACTAAGTCTTTTAAATCTTCCTCAGTATTCCATGCGTTGTCGCAACTGTTTATATCCAGCCAACTTATAATAACTTTATCAAAGTTTATGGGTTTCATACCATGCCTCATAAAATGAATTAGGTTCGCAAAAATTTTTAGTTTGTTTAGTTATTACTTTCATAAACTTAGGGTGTGGAATACGCTGACAATTTTTCCATCTTAAAATAGTTACTGTTGGATTTGTTCCTGTTAATCCAAATAACTTTGCCAGTTCTTTATTGCTGAGCTTATGATCTTCTTGGTACTGCGTTAGTTTGTGTTTCATTTAGTTTTCCTTTTTATTTTATTACCAAAGCAATCAAACATTCTGTGATACCTCTTTAATAATTTATTTAATTGTGATTTATTCTTATTCATATTTACCTCTCTGTTTTAAACCCTTGTAAACCAATGTGGTTTCATGTCAATTATTATTATTGACATAAAGGTTATTAAGACTAATGTAATTTAAAAAATGAAAGGCGTAAAATGGTTATTGATTTAACAAAGAACAATTCTACAGCAGCACTAAATAATTTTGATCCTGATATTTGTATTAAGTATTATGAAAAACTTAATCTTGATCATGGATCTCCAAGTCAGACAGCACAGTCAAATGCAGATTGGTTGGTAAACTACTGTTGGTTTGATCAAACTGACAGGCGGAACAAAAACATATCGTTCCGAATGAATGCTGGCGTATCTATCGGCAGAGCATCACAAAAATATGTTTCTAAATATATGTATGAAGCAGAAAAGAAAATGCTCATTGAGAAAAAAAATATAGATACTATCATCAAAGAAGAAATTGCCGAATACGACAAGTATCAACCTCATAATGAATTAGATAAAGAACAGCACGAAGATACAAAAAATTATCTTATGGATATGATTAAGATTACTTGCAAAGCATTAGATGATCTTAAACTTGGAGATGAAGTAGCAAGTGAAAGATACTGCACGCATAAATTTAAAGAATTAGTTTTAGATAAGATTGGCAGAATAGATTACGAACAAATGAGTGGAACTAAACTTGTAGAGTTAAAGACCAAGCATAGATCAAAAAGAAAGTCAGATACTAAAGCAGGGTTTAGTTGGATCAAAGCATACTTACCAAAACAACCAGATATAAATCATGTACGCCAGTGTGCTTTCTATTGGTATGCTACAAAAAAAATCCCTCACTTACTTTATGTTAATCAAGATAACTTTAATGTGTTTACTCCTGACACTTGTGATTTGCTTACGCCTGAGTATATGGAATTTTTAATTCAACAAGATTTATTAGTTGATAAAATTCGTCAGAACATTGTGTACTTATGTCGTGGCTCGGCAAAAGATATGAGTAAATTAATTCCTCCACCAGACTTTTCAAATTATATGTGGCGAGATGTACAGCCAGAGCTAATAAAAAAAGCAGCTAGTCTTTGGGACAATGTGTAGAATTATGGATATTAATTGGTATCATAAACAACATCATAAAATTCGTGAGCAGTTTCGTCATGATATTATAATGAGTAAAATTAAACAGAGAGAAGATAAATTATTTAGAAATATGTTTATAAAAATATCTTTAATTATAACTGCAATCGTTTTGTTAGTTACAGTAGTATTTTAATAGATGAAAATTATTCTTACGATAATAATGATGAATGGCACAATCCATAACTTAGGTTATGAAATTGATTCTTATTCTCCAAGAATATGTGATAAGTTATTTGATAAGATAACTTACATAGGTAAGGCAAGTGGCAAGAATAAGTATGGTACTTTCTATAAATCAAAAGAAGTATTTGCTCACTCTTGCTCAATAGAAAAAACAACTAAAGGAAACAATGAAAGAAAAAATAAAACAAGTTAATGATTTGTGTGCAGCCAATGGTGCATACATAAATCAACATGGTAAGAAAACTGTATCAGCTTGGTCTAAAGTTAAATACTTTAGAGAAGTATTTGGTACTGAGTTTGGAATGAATACTATGATTGTAGAACACTCCGACAGATATGTCATAGTTAAATGTTTAATCATGGGTTACGATCCTGAAAGAATTATAGCAACAGGTTACTCTAAGCAATTTAGAGATAAGCCAGGTT